ATGTTTATAGTAGAAGCAATTACTCCTGCCAGAATAATATCTTGGGAGGAGAGGGGATACCTACAAGAGCAGAAAGAAAAGCATAATCTACTAGATAGTATATTATGTGACTGTTGTGGTATCAAATATACCTATAAAGAATACAACATTCTTTTCGACAATAAAAAAATTGCTTACTTCTTATTTCCTTATCCAGATAACCCCGCCAAAGCAGAGATCGTTTGTCATGGATGTTTATTAAAAAATATAAAAAAAATTGCAGATGGTGAAGATGCTCAGGTATTGATAATAGAAGAAGAAAAGCACAAGCTATGTAGATTCTACGCGCACGATACAACTACATCAGCAGACGATATAATGGATGATGACGATGATGTAGAACCTTTTTAAGATGTCTAAACACTTTATCACGTTTGGTGGAGGCACGTTTAGTCCAAAAGGGGAATGGGAAGCGGTTGCTAAAAGATTGGGTCAGGAGGCGATGAACACCCAACTCTTTGATGAGGTAGTAGCTTATACAGAGGAGGACTTAAAAAGCGATAAAAACTTCTGGAGTAGTCATTCCGAATTTATAGAAAAGAATAAAAGAGGATACGGCTACTGGCTTTGGAAGCCATACCTCATAGGGAAAACCATGAGAGGCATGAAAGAGGGCGATGTGTTATTATACCTCGATGCGGGATGCGAAATAGACGTAGGCAACGAGAGCAAGAAGCAATACATGGAAAACTGCACAAAAGCTGTTGAAGAAGAAAAAATACTAGGCACGACTGCGGGAAAAGTACACCCTGAAAGGAAGTGGACGAAAATGGACTTACCATTACATTTAGGCATCGCAGATGAGCCGTACATGAAGGAACCTCAAAGACAATCTGGCGCGGTCATGTATTCCGTATGTGATGAGGTGAGGGGGTTGGTAAATGATTGGTATTCTTTATGTTGCGACTATCACTTAATTGACGATAGCCCCTCCGTAAGCAGGAACTACGAACAATTCAGAGAACATAGGCATGACCAAGCAGTCTTTAGCCAATTAGCAAAAAAATATGGCCCGTATAGTAATCGCTACTCACTCCATCAATGCGTCGAGATGACTAGATGTAAAAAAACTTCTTGACACACCCGTAAACTTCCCCTATCCTGTGGGGAGTGATGACAACCAGACAATTAGACTTCATTGGCTCGCCCAAGATAGAGAAGCAAGAACAAGAACAGTTCTGCTTGTGGGACGAGCGGGGCAAACCGACCAAGATTAGGAGTGACATTGACTTTACTAAAGTCGATCTCCTGTTCAACTCTTTCGATCAAGAAGAATTGAATACCTACAAAGATTATTGGGAAGGGGTTAAACCCAAGAACGATACAGAGATTTTTCACCGTTGGCTTTTCGCTTTCATGTCGGTGCATACTACATGGGAACGTAACGTGATTGGCTACGAGGCTATCAAGGATTGGACTGTATGGTTCAAGGACGATGCCAAACTCATGGAGATCATCAAGGGGGCAAAGGTTGGCCTTCACAATAATCGTGTTCGATTCATTTCCCAATTCGCTGAAAAGTTTTGGAGTAATCCAGAAGAATATAAGTATCAAGGCGGCGATTGGCAGGAATTTAGAGACAGGCTTGTTAAAGACATTCTTGGTCTTGGCATAGCGAAGGTATCTTTCTCGCTGGAGATGATTTACCCTAACCAAGCGAAGGTCACTTGCATGGATACTCACCTCTTTCAAGCGTATGGCCTTGACCAGAGCAAGGATGCTACCCGATACAAAGAGATCGAGAACTACTGGCTAGATATGTGCGCTATGTGGAATGTGCCATCTTATATAGCTCGTTGTATCCTTTGGGATAGAAAGCAGGGCGAATTTGATAGCAGATATTGGAGCTATGTCTTGGAGAATTAAAATGTTTTTTAGATACGAACACGCTGCTCGAAATTGGGCGTACCAACAGATATTGATCTATGGCAAAAAAGTCAAAGTCATTGAGATTAAGGAGACTCCAGAAGGAGCAAGGTGGAAAGTATTGGAGGATTAAATGAGAGAACCAGACGGAACTATGTTTATTATCGGGATGTTAATTGCTTGCGCCATTGCTGTTGCAGGAATTGGTATCGGCTTTGAGATTTATTTAGATTGGTATGTTAATAACTAAAATGAGAGAAAACCTTCCACCCCCGAACTGGAGTCCAACTGGAGAAGAAGGCTACTGGGTTTGGCGGGATGAAAAGTGGAAGTGGTTAACAGACGAGGAATATGCAGCTTTAAAGAAAGAAGAAGAATAATGGAAATACTAATTTACATGGCGGCTATTTTTGTTTCACTAGCGATTCTAGCATGGGTGAAAGACTTGGATGACGAAGAAGAAGATAAGAAGAAAGAGGCAGACAACTCTTGGATTCACGGAGGCATCAATGAATAGAGTGAAAGCATACCTAGAAGAAAATTACCCAGAGTTATGGGAGAATGGAGACATACTTCTTGCAGACGGTTTTGAAGATGCGTTTGTTGGAGTGGTCGAGAGTCACGGTGCAGCACCAAAGGCTTGCTACAATTATGATACTTGCATCGACATTCTAATGAAGGATATGGATGAGGGTGAGGCGTTAGAGTTTATGGAATTTAACGTGACCAGTGCATACGTTGGAGAATATACGCCAGCGTTCATTAAGCTAGACTTGGGAGATCAAAAGCTATGAGGAACTACGAACTGATAAAAAAGATTTGGAGTATCGGTAATATGAAGTCGCCCTCGCAATCGGCCAAGCTAGAAGCGATTGAAAATCTCATTGAAAAGCACCGTCCCGAAATAGCAGGGAAGCTACCTACTCACGAAAGTCTAATGGAACAAATGAGGAAATACCCTCACCAAGATAATCACATGGATTAAATTATGACAGAAAAACACCGAACAATAACCTACTGGTCAACAATGACCCTACTAACAGCAATGGTTCTTGCGACATACTCTCACTCGAAAGACATGGAGCGGCTTGTTGATGATACACACAAGAAATCAAACAGACAAATGCAGCTAACGGTTAACTCCTATCATAAACAAATTATATTAAAAGATAAAAAAATTGAATTACTTGAACAACATATTCTTTTTCAGCAGGAGCATCACATCAAAGAGATTGGTGAGTGTGTTCAGTTTTACACAACAGCATTAGAGGAGGCAAAAAAATGAAGATGACTAACTATCACGCTTGGTTTCAGAACAGGAAACAAAATACAGCAATCACCGTTGCGTGTGACGGCATAAGCATACCACACGCAGAGGCGAGGGCATGGATTAAATTTATGGGTACTCAAGCCTTTAAAGATGATGAGGATAACTGGGAGTTAGAAGCACTAGATAAGTCTTGACTCGACCGTAAATCTTCAATATACTAAAAAAAATGGGATACAAAATACTAGACGTTAAAGCAGACATTCACGAAGATGTCGAAGCATACTTCAATCGGTATTGGCCTCAACTAGATAACGAGGCTGGATGGAAGCAGACGCTACAAGAGGACGTACTCGATATTGTAGACAAAAACTTTGAAAAGATAGAGAGATAATTTATGCCAGAATCAAAACACCACAAAAAAGGCAAGAGCCACAGCACATGGCGCAAGGCTCGAAACATTCGCCGCTCTCAAGCACGGTACTCACAAGCCCTAGAGAAGCGCGGGATGAAGCAAGCCATGAAAATGATGACTCAGGAAGTGGAGAAGCAAGAAATGGCTCCGTTTGAGCGCGTAGAAAACAACCCAGAAAAGGTACATGATTATTATGAAGATCAAGTGGGAGAGAAATAGTCGAGTCTTGGGTCTAGTGGCCCAAGGGAAAATTGATGCTAACGACATCGTTGACCGCTCTAGGACTGATGAGTTCTTGGATGAGGTAGCGACAGTAAGGATGCACAAGGTTCGCGAGAAAGACCCGTTCGTAACGGTTCATATTCGCGGTAAACACAAAACGCATACAAGACCTTGGGGTTCATGGAATTACGCAAGCGTGTGCCGTGTTAATTTTGGAGGGCCACATACCAATACCATGTGTTCAAACGGCGACCTCGACGAAGATTATACTTGGCAAGATGTTCACAGCGTAGTGGAGAAAGTCAAAGAGGTGATGGCGTGACAGACAAACAAATACTAGATGAGGTTTACAGGAGACTTTGTTTTGCTTCCGACAACTGGGCTGATATGAACATGGATAGAATGTTCGACAGGGTTCACGATATGAAAGACCTTATCGAGCGGGAATGGCAGGGGGAAGATAATAACTTTCAACAGCAAGACGTTGGGATAGATTACTAATGCACCCTAAATTTCACACAACAGATTTAACGCTAGTCGCAAAGACGCTAGACATTGCCAATGAGCATGGAATGGCGGCAGAAGTCATGTGGAGTGCGCTCACAATGGCGGCAGAAGCTAACGAGCATGGCCGCACTATGGAGCAAGTGCTTGACGCAGCATTAGGAGAATGGGATATTTAAATTTTAATATATGAAAACTATTAAGAAAGGCAAGGAAATCAAGCGCGTATCTAACGATAACGCTGCTGAATCGACCAAAAACGGGTGGAAATACTGCCCTAAATCAGAGTGGCGGGAAAAAGTCCGTGATATTAAGCCAAAGCAGGACAAAAAAAAGTTAAAAAAGAGAAAGAAAAAGGCTTGACCTGACCGTAAATATTATCTATCATAAGAGAATATGAATAACATAAACAAATTACAGAATGGTTCTTTATACAAGAACGTAATCAAAGGCCAAACCGAGCGAGTTGTTGGCCGCTTAAATTCCCAGCGCGTTTGGACTCAATTTCATAAGGAGTCAGTTGAGGCTACTCCAATTAAAGATTTAGAGATCGCCTCTCAAGCAGAGGTAGATAAATATCTGAAGTAATTTAAATTTCCTCACCCTTGGGATGCACAATATAGTTACTACCAATAATGCGTTGATTTTTGGTTGGGTTGGCGTGTCCATTGGGTAATAAATGTAACGCCGAAAAGGGTGAGGATTTAATTTTATGAAATTTAAAGAACTAAAATTCAGAAAACTCGACGAGCAGGGCGGGGTTCAAGCGTTCGCGGATTTCGACAACGGTTATACGGCTTCCGTGATTAGGCATCTTGGCAGTCATGGCTACGAGGATGGGCTATATGAGATAGCTCTTTTTCGCGGAGATGATCTTGTCCATGTCGATGAGTGGAGCGATCAAGTTAAGGGCTGGCTAACTCCCGAAGGGGTGGAGGATGCTCTCGCCTTTATCGAAAATATAAAAATTTAATTATGAAAAACATCGAACTAGAGAGTATGTCGGGAGATAAGGTGCTAGTTAATTGGGATAATGTTACCCACGTTACCATGCCAGAGAATTACCTCATGGGCCAAATTGGAGACATGGGGGGCGCGTTAGAGGTTCACTTTACTAATAAGCGCACTATTTATACTATTGAGACTATGGACAATATCAAAATGAAAACAATGGAATAAAATCGCAGAGCTTTATGAAACTAGACAAACTATACAAGCAAACAACAACGGGTGCTACCCAGACATGGGAGATTGAGGTGCGGGGTGATAAGTTCCGCACGATCTCTGGACAGTTGGAGGGCAAGAAGATTACAAACAAGTGGACTACCTGCAAGGGCAAGAATGTGGGGCGAGCAAATGAAACAACGCCCGAAGAACAGGCTTTTAAAGAGGCAGAAGCCAAGCATCAGAAGAAACGCGAGAGCGGATACACTCTTGACTTAAACAAGGTAGGCAAGAAGAAATTTTATGAGCCTATGCTCGCTAATAAATTTGCTGATAAAAATAGATACAAAGAGGTTGAAGAACTATTATCTACACCTCACCCTGACCGTGGTAGAGCCGTACTTTCACAACCCAAGCTCGACGGGATTCGGTGTATTGCAATGCGGGAGGGTTTGTTTACTCGCACTGGTAAGGAGATTGTTGCAGTACCGCACATCCATGAAGAACTAAAATCTTTCTTTGAGTTGTACCCCAATGCTGTTCTTGACGGCGAATTATACAATCATGCGTATAAGAATGATTTTAATAAAATTATTCACCTAGTCCGTAAGCAAAAACTCACAGAAGAACATCTCGCAGAAAGCAAAGAGATGATTCAGTATTACATTTATGATGTGCCAGTGATAGGGAATGGTGAGTGGGCTATGACCGAGAAGGATTTGCATTCAGACAGAATGAGTAAGCTGAATGAGGCTTTCCTTAACTTGCAGATTGCTACTTGGAAGCCTCAAGTCATGTGGAATCCTTTAGTGGTTGTTCAGACTACTGACGTTGAAGATATGACCCAGCTTGATGAGCTTTACGAGGATTATCTTGAAGAAGGTTTCGAGGGGCAGATGGTACGCATTGATGGCGCGTATGAGAATAAACGCTCAAGCCTACTTCTCAAGCGTAAAGAATTTATTGACGAAGAATATACCATTCTTGGTTATGAGGAGGGCGAGGGTAATCGCACCGGAACACTTAAACATTTAAAGTTTAAAAATAAAACAGGAAAAGAATTTAATTCAAATATCAAAGGCTCATTTAAATACCTTTCGGGCTTGTTTAATGACGCTGATAATTTGATTGGTAAGGAGGCTACAATCAAATACTTCAATCTCACGCCCGATGGTGTACCGAGGTTCCCTTATGTGACAGCAATTAGAGATTACGAATAAAACATGGAAACTATAATATCATTAACCATATTCACTGTACCATTTTTGTTATTGGTATCTGCACCGATTGTAGTAATACTACTCCTTGCAGATGTCTTATTAGCAGTCATGGAAGCAGCAGTAGAAAACAAAAAAATCAAACAATTATTTAATGTCTAAAGTAATACTTATATTAATCCCCCTAATGGTCGGTTGCGCCTCTACAAGAGACGCTACGCCACAAACCATCGACGAAATTATCCCCGATGAAATTGAACTCCACAACCTCCTACACATAGGAAATAATGTAGCGTATAAGAGCATCACTAAAGAGGATTATGAAATCAAAGAAAATTGTTAACAAAGAACATACATTAGGACTATTGCTAAACAAATATAAAAAGCAGCGCGAGGCAATGATTATCATGGATGATTATGATGGCGGTCAAGCCAGACAACTCGATGAAACAATTAAAGACTTAACAAGGAGTATCAACCAAGACAAATATAATAAAACATAAATATGAAAAAATTCTTTTTTCTTTATTACGGTATCCTCGCCGCCATTATCTTTACGTTGATGGCGTTCGGGGCTTTTGGCGATGAAGTTCTAACCCTAGATGAGCGCATTGTTGCTCTTACCTTGCTTGGTGAGGCGCGTGGAGAAGGCGTGGATGGTATGTTAGCTGTTGGGATGGTTGTGCAGCAAAGGTCTATCGAGAGAAAGAAGCGGCCAGCTACTATCTGCTTACAGCCCAAACAATTTTCTTGCTGGAACGGAATGGGTATTAGACAGGCCGAAAGGAAATGGTTTACTGAAGATAAAAAAGCAACAGCTTACGCTAGAGAATTGGCGCGTCGAATTGTGAAAGGCGAAGAACTTGACAGGTCTAAAGTTGGGTTTGCTAATCATTTTCATGCGATAGAGTGGGAGTATGTGGAGAATGAGGACGGAGAGAAGGAGAAGGTTCTCAAACTGCCTTATTGGGCGAAAGACCAGAACGCAACGAAAACCATAGGCAACCATATTTTTTACAAGCTGAAATGAAAAGATACGAAAGGAGCTTTATGAGTGAAGGGGAAATTGATTTTTATTGCAGGACTATTCTCGACAAGGTTGAAGTCCTAGACAGGGACACTGAAAGAGAACTCTCAAAATATATAGGTAAGAGGGGAAAGAGGGCGAAGGAGGCGAGGGAAAAACTCATAGCCTCCAACTTAAAGTTGGTTGTTAAAATAGCCAGAGAATACGTTGGCCTTGGCCTCGACCTACAAGACTTAATAAGTGAGGGCAACATAGGCTTAATGAAGGCAGTAGATAAATATAAACCTGCGAAGGGCGCAAAATTATCTTATTATGCTAGTTTCTGGATTAAACAAGGGATAATGAGGGCTTTATCAAATAAGGCCAGAACAATTCGCTTACCTGTTTGTGCAACTGCTGTTCAATTAAAAATTTTAAAGTTTAAAAAGAAATATGAAGCAGATAATGGTCAGCAGCCTGACCCCGCGCAAATAGCCAAGGAGTTGGGGGTTTCAAAACAAAGAGTGATTAATATCGAGGAGGGCGGCTCAATTACCCTTTCGCTCAATTCCCCCATCCAATCTCCCGACCTTTCTTCTCGCGAGCTTGGGGATACGGTTGAGGATGCTATAAATCAAGCACCCGATACGTTAGCTGAATTTATGAGTGACGTATCTCTTTTAAAAAAATTTATTAAAGAATTGCCCCGTAGAGAGCAAAAAATCATGGAATATAGATTTGGTATGCACGGAGGTAAGCCTAAAACATTAGAAAAAATAGGTAATCAGTTTAGAATTAGTAGGGAAAGAGTAAGACAATTAGAGTGGAAAGCGATGAAAAAGTTAAGAATGTTATTTACAAGAGAATTAAGGATTAGAAATGGATATTGAAGATACTGAAAAAGACGTACTAATTGACAGCTTGGTGAGGTCGAAGGATTGCATCAACGCTATGGCCGAGCAATCTGCTATTGCCATAAACCACATGAAGGCGACAAAAACACTGGACATACCAGACGCTTATTTGAACAAAGCTAGGGAGGAGGCAGAGTTGATGGATCAGATTTTAGATAGAATAGAGGAGGCGTTGGTGATTCTTGAAAAAAAACCTTGACTCAACAGTAAACTTCCCCCATAATAGGGAAAGTTACAACATAAACATTTAAAACCTACTAAATGAAACCTAAAGAAATCAATCCTCAGACCGTTCAATCGAGCGGCGTACAAAAATCCACCAAGTTCGGCATCAAGTCCTCTGGCTTGCACCACATCCTTGGCATCCTCCGTAATCAACTTTATTCCGATAAGGTTCTAGCGGTCATTCGCGAATATACTTGCAATGCAGTTGACGCACACACTATGGCTTGTTGCCCTGACCGTCCTATCGAAGTGACTTTCGCTACTCGTATGCAACCCACATTTAAGGTGAGGGACTACGGTACTGCATTAACTGAGGACGATATTGAGAACGTGTACGCTTTCTATGGCGAGTCCACCAAGCGTAATACCAACGATCAAATTGGTATGCTGGGTATCGGTTCCAAGTCTGCCTTTGCTTACGGTGATAATTTTGTAATCAACTCCTTCATTGACGGTAAGAAGCATACTTACAACGCATACATCGACCCATCTCAAATTGGTCAGATTTCTAAATTGAGCGAAGAAGATACTGATGAAGAAAACGGTATCGAGATTGTTGTCCCCGTTAAAGAAGATGACGTTGAAGAATTTGTCAAGAAGGGCAAAAAACTTTTCGAGTGGTTCAATGTTCGCCCTATTGTCAAGGGTACATCTCAATTTGAATACAGTGATGATAAGATTCTATTCAGTGGCAATGGTTGGAAATGGATCGACTGTACCCTAGATAGATATGACCGTAACAATAGCCTTACGGTTGTTATGGGAAACATTGGCTACCCCGTTGACACTGGAGATTTAAATCTCTCCTACGAGGACAAGTATCGGGACTTACTTACCGACAACCTCGTACTTGAAATGCCTATTGGTGATTTAGAAATCTCTGCTTCTCGCGAGAAACTTCAGTTCACCGACTTCACCAAGAAGAAGCTAAAAGAAACCCTTGTGCGTGTGCAGAAGGAGCTTTCCGAAGCGGTGAGTAAAGAATTTAGTGGTGCAGATAGTTTATTCGCTGCGAAATGTCTTTATGGTAGCGTGTTCCGTACTGATTCGGGGCTGTACGCACTCAAAGATATTGTAAAGGAAAACCTCAAGTGGAAGGGTCAGGTTGTTGACGGTTCCAACTTCTCCACCTATCAAACTCACGGTGCGGAGTTGAGGCAATTCAAAAAGACTTATAGGAGCAACAAGTATCGCCCAGATGAGTGCCACAACATTAATTGTGAGCGCGGCACAATCGTTATAGAGAACGACTTGGGGCATCGTAGAGGTTTGATGGGTAGAGTTCTTGGCCCGATTCTGGAAGAAGGTCAAATGCCCTTCCTGCTGGACTTCAAGAGCTATTACGATGATGATACCAAGAAGAATGTGTCTAGTGCCGCTGTCAAGAAGCAATGGCTTAAAGATAGTAAGTTCGATGGTGAATTGATTAAGTTGTCGGACTTGCCCCAACGTAAGTTGAGTGAGTTCGCTGGCTATGCTCCTGCAAGTGCTGGTTCAAGTGGCGATTACTCCAAAAACGCAAAGCACTCTGCTAAATGTTTTGAGTTCGACTTTGACTTCAAGGGGAGCAGTTGGCACGTTAAAAAATCAGACTTCTTTAAGGTTGCCGAGGTGGATGTGGAGAATGATAGCGGCGTGTACGTTATTATCGACAAATTCCAAATTGAAGGAGTTAATGATTACTCAATGATTGAGCCAAGGCGTATTAGTAGCCTCAAAGAATCTTTTGAAGCGGTTAAGATTCCTTTCCCGAAAAAGGTTCATGCTTTCAAGGTCGGTCAGCGGAGCAAGATTGAAGGCAAGGACGGTTGGGTTTCTCTTAACCAGTGGGTTAAGCAGACGCTTGAAGATACAATCGAGAAGAACGACTTGCACCAAGCATGGTTGAATATGCAGAAGATTGATGCCCTACGCAAAGAGCCATACGAAGGCGAGCGTTACTACAACTTTGATTGTGGCAATGTTATTGATGGGCTACGCAAGTTAAAACTTGTCGATGGTAGCGGGACTTGTTCAGACTTCCGACTGAAGTATTCTGAAATGGCGGGTAGTGATTTGAACCGCAAGAAAATTAGCGCGATTAATGCGATTGCTTCTGATTGGAATGTTGAGTTCTCTTGCCCGAAGGGTGTGACTCCTACCCATGATTTAAGCAAGGCACTTGAAGCAGTTAAGGAAAAGTATTCCATGCTGGGGTTGGTTGGTCGTAGCGTTTTCAGTTACGAGGACAGTGCCAAAACTAATGAGATACTCTCTAATTACATAAATGTTATTGATTTGTGTAATGGATAAGACTTGAGGCATACGGTTCAGTAGGTTGTCCGTGTGTCTCTTGAGGTATCCTCCCTCCGCGATTGGAGGGGGGATGCCTTTAACCAGATGAGGATATATTAAAGTTTATTTATCCTTTCCTTCTCTACGAGAAGAAAAAATTTAAATTATATTATGAAAGAAAATAACGATAAACCAAACGAAGAACCAAAGACTATTGCGGAGAAGGTGATTCAAAATATCAATGACCTCCCCTCAGATGAGGAAGCAAGCGAGGAGCAAGAGCCAGAAAAGAGCTACTCAGAGAAGAAGCATGAGGAAAGGCTTGAGAAACTTGATGCTCAATACTACGACACAACTGATAAAGGCTCTCAGAAAGTTGAGGAAGATAACGTGATTAGGCTCGCCTATGACCATATCGAGAATAAACCAAAGTTTGATAACCAAGAAGCAGCAAATTGGGCAATAAGAGTTTACAATGACGGCATGAAAGAGGTAGATCGCTCCATGAAGCACTATGAATTTGTTATTGCAGACGGCCTTGCTGAAACGGTTCAAAAATTAACGGGTAAAGAATTATACAGGCCAACCGATGAGCAAATTATCAGATATATTGCTGGCGTTATCATAGAAGTCTCTGAAGAAGCAGACCCAGAAGAATCTAATGATGATGATACCATACCTGTTTACATTAAGACAGAAGCAGAGCTAAACCCAGAAGAACTAGAGCAATGGGAGAAGCAAAAGCCAGAGGGCTTTGGGATCACTGATGAGAAAGACACTCAGAAATATCTTGACGAGGATGGAAATTTAGTTTAGAATTAGAAAAGAGTTAAGAAACACGAAACATAGACATGATACCATATATACTAACCGAGCAATCCCTGACAGTAGTAATAGAGGGAAAAGCTCACACAATGAACAACGACCATCCCGCTTGGGAGCAAGCTAAACAAGCTCTCTCCTCTCAGGAGTGGGATCGGTTGGAAGGCTTGTTCGATGTCGAATCCGCTGTTCAAGATTATCTTGACGAGGATGCTTCAATCGAAGTCAAGGATGGTGCTGTATTCTATCGGGGTGAATCTGTTCATAACCAAGTGGTTGAACGCATCCTCGATTTCATGCGCCAAGACCTACCGTACCAACCTCTTGTCAAATTTCTTGGCAAGTTGATGGATAACCCCTCACGCCGCGCAACGGACGAGCTATACGCTTTCTTGGAGCATAAGAATATGCCCTTGACCCCCGAAGGCAATTTCCTTGCCTACAAGGGTGTGAACGATGACTTCACCGATAAATATACTGGCAAGTTCAGTAACGCTGTTGGTCAAGTTCTTGAGATGCGCCGAAACGGTGTGTGTGACGATGCTAACATGGGTTGCTCAAGCGGTTTCCATGCTGGTTCCTACGAGTACGCCAAAGGCTATGCCAGTGGCGGTGGAAACCTCATGGTTGTCGAGATTGACCCCTCTGACGTTGTGAGTGTGCCTTTTGATTGTGATTGTCAGAAGTTGCGTACCGCAAAGTATAAGGTAGTGGCTCATTACGAGACTATTGATGCCCCGCCTTTAGAGCATGACCTCTATGACTCTGGCTACGATGTAGACTACGACGATGATGAAGATTATCGTGACGAGGAGAATGAGTCATGGTTCGCTGGGTACAAACAAGCCCAAGAGGACATGAAGAATATGCTTAAAAACAATTAAGTAGCAACGGGAGCGGTTGAGGCTTACTACTTCCTCCTTGGCCGCTCCCCCTTTCTAATTTATATTAAAACTTATTTAAAATGCCCTTCAAAGCGAAACCAGTTGTGACCGTAGGAAAAAACGATTGGGCCGTGCGCGTACCTCGTCCACCTAAACACGCCACACACGCCCGTCTAACGCTCCGAGATGAACATACGGAGAACGGCAAGGCAAAGCAATCAACTCTCCCCATACAGGATTTTGGGTGCTTTAAAGGGGTCGCTGGTACTTTTAGTTACTTGAGAATGGATAATAAAGGCAAGATTAGTCAAGAATATGATGGGCAATGGCAATGGGATGGATGGGAAGTAGAAGGAATTAAGGAGCTAGAAAATCATGGATAAAAATTCAATACATCCTAGCGCACAAGAAGTGGCTAAAATGGTGCTGGATAGATATAAGAATACTCAATTTAATTTAGCTTCTGATGCGGGTCGAGATATGATCGCAGAGGAGATTGGGGATGAGGTGAACCACTGGATTCGTAACCTCTGGAAAGAGGATGTCGGCGGCAAATATCAGCCAAAAAATAGTGGAAAAAAATACCCCAATATCACATAATATGTTAGATTTACGGACTACAAGCCAAGGGAGAGCCTTGGATGGGTTAGGCAGCTACGAGTCCCTCCCTCGATATGCCAGAACTGTGTTGAACACCGTAATCCCGAACTGCGTTAGATGGACTAGAGGGCGGCGAGAATCCGTCACACCCTTCTTACTGCAAAAGTCTTTGCTTGTTGTGGCTTTGCGGATTCTGGGGTTCATTGAACACCATCTATCGCGGTTCATTTCTTTTTACACACCCTTTCGTGCCTGAGAACTCCTATTATTCATATATAAACAGCAACTTATTCATATACAAACCAACCACAATATGAAAGAAACCAGACAAAATGAAGCCACTTGTATTAACTTATTTTGCCGCACCAATTATTGCTAGTGGTAATGACTATGGAACAATAGAAAGTCTATTTTGTTTATTATTCTTTGGTTTATTGATGTTATACTGGCATATTAAGGCACAAGAAGAAGATTAATAGCAAGTGTATTGAAGTGGGTTATAGTGTGTTAAGGTGTGGCACATTTATTTATATTTAAATATAACCCCTTTCTCATCTTTCTTTTATACTAATGTCAATATAAATTTTTCCAAATTAAGAATAATAATGCTGCTATTGATGCAATAAAAGCAATAAAATCAATCATAATAATTTATTTATATTAATATAATTTAGCCTCCATCAGATAGCAAGCCAAATATAGTCAGAGCCGCCGATTTATTAAAGTTTAAATATAATATATATTAAAATTTTTTTATGCGGCCCAGCCTCCACCATTTTCGGCTCTAAATATAACCTTGTCTAGCCTGACGGCCAAATATATTGGCCTTGTCCATTTAAAAAGCGAAAATAATTACAAATAAATATAGCCCAAATAATGCAGCCTCGGCCCCCTAATAAAGAATATAAATAGCAATAAAATAGTGCCGAAAAGAATGTTACTTTTAAATATATTTAAGTTTTTTTAAATCTTTTTAGCCCTCATAAAGATTATTACAATCATTTGCGCTTATATTAAAGTTTTTTTATATGCTTGACTGCCCCGTAATTTTTTGCGATAATTAGGAATGGCTAGAAAGAAAGGAAGTGGACGAACAAAAGGAGCGACATCATGTGTGCGCGTCTCTCTTAAAGACCTATGTAACGTCCTACAATCAGAGGAGGCAACAGTCGTGGTGAGTCGCCGCTGGGCCTTGCAAGTGGGTATCAATGCTCGTTATGAGATTACTGATATGGACTGCAAGCCTATGTATGCAGACACCAAGACCATCGAGGCACTCGGTTCAGCAGTAGACTTGAACATTGAGGGTGATATAGAACTGAAGGTCACTACTGATCTTACAGAGGAGATGCAAGAAGAAGTTCTTGACTGGTAAGTAAAATTAGTTTAGTATTAAGAAACAACCTATGAAAACAGAATACTTTGAGGGAATCGTCGGGCAAGACCGAGCAAAAAAGAAACTAAAGTTCTTATGTGATGGACAGAAAGAGTCGGGTATATGCCCTACCATGATGTTCGTCGCACCGAAGGGGTGTGGTAAAACCACGCTCGCTAAAGCAGTCGGTACAAAGCTGATTAACCGTATCGAGAATGTCGGGAAGGCAAAGACGTTCCTTGAGATTAATTGTTCTACTCTCAAGAGTCTGAAGCAATTCTTCAATCAGATTGTCATTCCGCATATTCATGGTAAAGAATGTACTGTTCTTTTCGATGAGGCATCTGAACTGCCCAAGGATTTGACGATGGCACTACTTACCATCCTTAACCCTAACCCAGATAATCGTACCACGTTTTCGTATGAAGATTATACTGTTGATTTTGACTTCCGTATGCAATCGTTTATGTTTGCCACTACTGAAGCTCAACAGATTTTCCATGCGCTCATGGATCGTTGTGAGCGGGTTGATCTGGAGGAGTATTCCTACGGTGAGTTGGCAGAGATTGTGTCTCGCAACTTGCAGGGTGCGAAGTGGGAGAAGGGTGTGCTAGAGGAAATCTCTACGGTACTGCGAGGCAATGCCCGTGCGGCCCAAAAGATTGCCAACCATATCAAAGTATATCTCACAAGAGAGAAGCGCAAGAATTTCACCAAGAAGGATTGGAAAGTGCTTGTGGATGCTCTTGGCATACTCCCTCTCGGACTGTCTCCCATTGAGGTGCAAGTGCTTACTATTCTCCGCGCTCAAAAAGAATGTAGCTTGACTAAAATCTCTGCAAAGACGGGGCTTACCAAGTCGTGCATCCAGCGTGACTTTGAGTTGTACCTTCAGAAGCATGACCTTATGGAAATCTCCACCACTGGTCGCGCACTCACCAAAAAGGGCCAAGATTACCTCAAGGCACTCGATGAAAACGCTTGATCGAATAGCGAAACTTGAGTATGATAAACTAGAAATAGAGTGTCTTACCAAGGTCGGGGAAGAAGAATGGCACGGGGAAACCAAGTGTGGACTCTACATCGCCGTATCAAATAAAGGTAAAATAATAACAATATCATCTTCTGAAACACTATATGAATTAGGACAAGAATATTCAATAGTAGCTCGATCAAAAGAAGAAATAAATATATATCAAATAATTGATTTTTTTAATTGGCAAATAGATAAAGATCAAATAATAAATTTTTGATTTTGAATATGAAATAAATAAGAAATAAATAAACGACAAATAATATGTTGACAAATAAACAAATAACTGCTCGCCGCCAGCGCCGTAAGGATAGGAGGATGCTGTCTATGTTCTTATTGAGATTCCGTCGCAGTAAAAAAGGATTGCCAGAAGAGGCTGAAAACTGAGGGTTGGCACGAAATCTGCAGCCGCCGCCGTGCCAAGTCTGTTTTTACGGGGTGAAATGATTTTCTTTATTGGTAGGACTGTATTTGTCCCACCCCATGTGTTATAGTATGTCTATGATAATTAAGATTGAAGCGATCAAGCCACTAGCAAGCCAGAGGACAAAGAACCGCATTCGGGAGAATGGGCCGTGGTTCAACCTAGAGCGCAAGCATACAGACGAAGAGCTAGGCACGGGCCAGAAGGCTATCGGGTTTGGTTTGCAGAGTTGGCTATTGCGTGGCAACGATTGGCTAGGCTGGTTGCCCATTAGTGAATTTAGAGTCGTTGACATGAAAGAAAATGATTGACATGACCGTAAGACTTTGATAAACTTAAAGAACATTAGAGATTAACAACTAACCAAGAAAGAAAAAACCTACTATGGCTATTGCAGCATCCCAAAAAATCGACACCGGCTACGACTTCACCGCACGCCAAGTGTCAGTACCTCACCCCGTTACTGGTAAGAAGTCGGGCTTTTATATGAACATCCGAGAGGACAACAACGAGGTTGTTGGCTGGACTTCAGAGCGTTACGGATTAGTCCAACACCGTGACGTGATCGGCTTCGCGGATAACGCTTTCGCGAAACGTAACATCGCCACCGAGCGCAGGGTGATTGTTACTGATGGCGGCGCAAAGATGCGCGCTCAGTACGATTTGATCGGCGACCAGTTCGAGGCCAAGATTCCAGAGGTCGGCGATGTCGTTGGGTATCGCTTAACCGCGCAGAACTCCCTTGACCGCTCTTTGCGTATTGCTTATGAGTTGGGTATCCTTCGCCGTGTTTGCACCAATGGCATGAACACCTTGGAGGCTGATGTTTCCATGACCAAGAAGCATGGTAAGAACGTAGACCTCAGCGAGATTCTTTCTCCGCTCTCTCTCGACGCTGCGCTTGCCAAGTTCAAGAACAGCTTGGGCGTGTATGGTGAACTTGCCAAGACTGAGGTATCTCAGGAGCAGGGCTTGACCATCCTTCAGAACCTCGCCAACGTCAAAGTGTTTTCCGAAAAGGTTCGCGAGTCCATCGCGCAGATTTGGAATAACCCTTCCCATGAGGAGGACAAGGCTCGCAACCTTTACAACCTCAACAACGCCGTGACTCAACACCTCACGCATGACGTTGCGGGTGAGCGTTTCGAGTATGCCAACCGCGTGACCAGCAACGTGCTGAAGCGTTTCGGTGCTGCGGCTCGGAGTGGTTCGCGTCTGGAAAAACTCTGGACTCCTGCCAAGACTCAAGCTGTTACAATAAGCAACAATTAACATAACACGGGGGGGCGGGGTTTTTGTTCTTTTCCCCTGCTCCCCCTCCTTTAAAGGATTTCATTTAAGCCTTGTTTTTTAGGCTTGACATCGCGGCGGCAGCCGCCAGCGTGCCAAGTCAAGGAAAAAAAGTTATTCACACTATTAACAATCGCTTGACAAGGGGGCGTTTATGTGTTAGATTATAACAATGAACCGACGAAGAAACAAAAAAGCCCACCCACGCGCTAGGGTTAACCCAGAAGGGTTAATGCACAGCGCAACGCGTGAACATCGCGTGAAGAAGGGCAAAGGGTCTTTTCGCCGCAGAAAAAAACACAACAAAAGGCTTGACTACTAGCCCCAATTTGATATACTCACTCTTATGTTGAAACTAGCAATCGAAAACTGTGGAACCCAACTCGCCCTCTACTTAACAGGCGACAACAAACAAGAAATTGAAGAACGCTTTTATTCTTTATGGAATCACGGCGCGACAAGCGGCGAGCTTCATTGGATATTTGATGAAAACAACTTGAATCCAGATGGCGAAATGCGAGCGTATATCTGGACAAAGCCCGAACGATTGGAAAAGGCTATTGTCAACGCAATGCTTTTCAAGCTACTGAATGAGGGGGAAGAAAGTAATTGTTTTAAGGGGTGCAAAGGTGGCGCGATGCCCTACGCCAAAGCACAGGCGCAAGAGTTTATAAAGTCGATTGAAGGCGTGAAAAACTGGTGGAGGTATCAAGCCGAAGCGGAAGTTTTTGAGCTTGGGGAGATTTGCGCGGAAAACCTAGACGGGCCAAACAAGCAAACGGATTGGAACACATCGCACACGTTATTTATCAACACTTGGAAAGATTAGCATTGACAAACCCGTAAACATTAGCTATTATATAAAAACAACCTATGGAAAACCTACTCAAGTTTGGCGACCCGAACGCCAAGTTAAAAAAGCTTATTCGGAAAATGGGCCTCACGCTCAAAACCTTCACACTCCCTGCGGGATGGTCTTGCCCTGCGGCAAAAGACTGTTTATCAAAAGCGGATAGGGTAACGGGCAAAGTCTCGGACGGGCCTGACACGGAGTTTAGATGTTTTATGGCTAGTGCGGAAGCGCGTTCGCCATCTTTACGCAATCTCGTTTGGCATAATTTTGAATTGGTCAAGCAGACGTTAGGCCGTGGCGTTGATGCCTTGGCGGATCTCATTTGCGAATCACTTCCAAAGAAGTTTGACATAATGCGCGTCCACGTTGGCGGCGATTACTTCAGCAAAAAGTATTTGCAAGCGTGGATTGAAGTTGCCAAGCGCAACCCCGACAAGGTGTTTTACTCTTACTCCAAGAGTTTGCATTTCTTCAAAGAGTTTGCCCTTCCAGAAAATTTAGTTTTAACTGCTTCCCGTGGTGGTAAGCACGACGAGCTAATTGATTTGCACGGATGGAAAGAAGCTCTCGTTGTTTATAGCGAGCAAGAGGCAATCGACAAAGGTTTAGAGATAGACCACGACGACACGCACGCTGCGTTTGGCAAGGAGAATTTCGCTTTGCTAATTCACGGCACACAACCAAAGGGCAGCTTTGCAAGTCAAGCATTGTCAGCAATCAAAAAAGCAGCGAAGGGGGTAGTATGAGCGAAGCCCTCGTTGCTGTTATAATATTCACCGCATTAATTATTTATTGGGCCACGCAAGACGAATAAAGAAAATGAAATTCTAAAATAGTTAATACGCAATACACCCCTTTTAATAGTAACAAGCAAGGGCGCAGGCTTATGTAAAAAGAATCTCACAATCACTCAGTATTTTAGGCTTGACAGGCGGGCGGCAGCCGCCAGCGTGCCAACACTGTTTTTGTGGGGTCAAACGAGTTTCTTAAAATCAACGAATTTCACATCGGAGAAATCACCCCTTTTTACGAAACTTGATTATGACTTTCAACCGTTGTCGATCAAAAAACCCCTATAATGAGCGACAAAACAGTTTGTCAATCATTTGTGAGCGGCAAACAATTAGGCTAATTAAATGCGATTAATTAAGGTAATTAAAAAAAATGAAAAAACCGCTTGACAGATAGGCTTTTGTGTGTTACATTATAACAATGATGAACGAGTTAGAACAATTCAAAGAGGAGACGGCCTTCCGTCTATTCGGACGCAGCCGCAGTCTTGCCATCGCTGGCGGTCAGTGCGTAAAGTGCGGCTTCCCGCACAACCTTCGGAGCGACTTCCGTGATGCGCTCTCCTATAAGGAGTACGGCATCTCTGGCCTATGCCAAGGCTGCCAAGACGGCATCTTCGGTGTGTCCGAGGAGGACGAAGATGGGAAGAAAGAAGTGCTTGACATAGTGCATCCAATTATGGGAGAATAGGCGCATGACAGTTAAAGAATCAATCAAGTTATTCAAGCGCGAAGTATATCGCAACCTTCGCTACCGTGACGAACACGTTTACTCCGTGCGTAAGGATGGCCTTGTTGAGGGTACTGCTCTGTGTGTCGTGATGGATGGCACTACCAAGTACCCTGTAAAATTTGCTGTGGGTGACAAAGGCTGTCAACGTGTGCGTGATGAAGAGCGTAAGAATGTTCACGCTGTGATTCGTGGTTGCATGGTCAATGCTGTGTGGCGTTACGACGACATGGACGCGTTTGAATTGGGCTGGGCCAATGATGCAGCCAAGGAAATGAAGCAGCGTGAGATGGATGAGCGTGATGGTTATGAGTGGATGGAAGTTACTTACAACCCTTACAAGTATCGCACCTTCGTGAGTATCGACACCAATCCATTTAGGTCAGTAGAGAATGTTATTGAACCAATCTTTACCGCTCGCAAGGTGATTGTCATGGACAAGGTGTGGGCGCAAGTTCCAACGAAAGAAACCCAAGAAAGTAATTGACACAGCCGTAAATGCTAGTTATAATTATAAAAGATTAAACAAACAACCAATGAAAACCTACAAAACATATCAAGCTCGTAATGCGGTCAAGGCCGCGTTAGTCACCAACTACATCAAAGCTGGCAAGAAGGCAGGACTGTCTCACGCCAAGCTCAAGGCCGAGGCTTATCGGCTTTACAACATTAAGGCTGGTCGCCCCATCCTTACAACTCACTTCTCAAGTCAAGGTCTCTAGGATGCAAGTCTACGACTCTCCAGAGGCCATTAACAACTTCCGCCTTCGCGCTCTGCGCGGGGCGTTGAAGTTGGAGATTTTGGGAATGAAACGTCGGGGCCGTTCCGCTTACTCTCTCGCTAAAGAGGAGTTCGGCTTTAAAGGTAATAAACAAAAAGTTTTAGAGCAATTAGAAGCTAAATTAAATGAAAGCTAAAATTGAAATTGAATTAGGCAACGATGCGTTCGGTGACACTCCTGCGGAGCGTTTGTTTGAAATGCAAAACGTCATGGAACGCCTCGTCGATAGGGCGGGGCAAATCATGGCAGTCGATGCGGGTGACTTTGTTACCGCTCAAGATGTAAACGGCAACACTGTTGCGAGAATGGATATTGTCGATGAGTAGCGTTCCTGACTTTGCTATCCTACAAAATAGCAGAACCAAATACACTTCTATTTGGGTAAAAGAAAAAGGCGAGTGGACTGACGCGCAGCCAGAAGAATATGAAATTCTTGCCATGCTCGCAAAAACCCTTCGCGTAACTGATGATCCGTCTAGCGTTGTCAAGATGATGGCAGATGAAGCTCGCAGGATAGACGACGAAACGAATTCAGAATAGCACTGTATATCAGTGTTGGCACGCGGGCTGCAGCCGCCAGCATGCCAAGTCAAGGAAAACTTTTTTCAAAAAACCGCTTGACAAGTGGCGTTTTGTGTGCTATATTACTCTCATGATTAAGAACGTTACAACCAAAGCCCGCAACATCATTACCGTAAACAATGAAGACTCTCCCGAACCTTTCGCAGTCGTTCAGCATATTATCCTCCGCAATGGCTGGGAGTATTACTTGGAAGAAACTGACAATGATGGCGTGGCGTTTGGTTTTGTCATGGGCTTAGAGAATGAGTGGGGGAGCGTTTATATGCCAGAGATTGAACCTTACATTGCAAGCATTGTTAGGGGGGAAGAATTAAACCATATCATGTCACCCTTCGGTTACATCTGGGAGGATGAGAAAGAATTGCACGACGCTTGTGAATAACTTTCCCCTTGACAGGAAGCATTTTTTGAGCTATATTATATGCAGATGACACAGAAAACCTACATCATAGCAAAAGAGAATGACTCTCGCCCCTATCGTCAAGTAGTATTAGAAGGCACACCGGAGAAAGTAAAGCAAGACTGGATGCGGTGGCATCCGAGGGGCAGAGTGTTAAGGATAGTCAAAGAGGATAAAACTTGGTGGCTAGTTAAAGCTCCGATGATCCAGCACGGAGATTGAATTTATGAACATACATATAGAAAGATACATAGAAGAGCAAGGCTACGAGCCTATAGGAGAAGACCTGTTTGAATGTCCCGGTGGTCACGTATGGCACATCGATGACATCGAGATGGAGTATCACGAAGACAAGAACCCTGATAGATAAGAATATGATCAGCAACAAACAACCTATAATTGAACTAGACGAAGACGGCAAGTTCATGACTATTGACGGAGTACTTCACTCTGTAATCTATCATCATTCGTTTGATGATTTCGGCGCGACCATAGACACCTTTAGGGTGATGAACTATGCGAGTGATGTAAAAGAGATTTACTCTTTTGATGAGTGCGAGACATTCACCTTTGACAATGGAGAATAGAATGAGAGAATATCCTTTGACATTCGAAACGTTTAAACGACAAGTCAATTACGCCGTGCAACGCAGGCTCGGGTGTAGCATTTACGATTTGCCCGATAGTATTGATTTCAATGATTATTGGCATGATGATTGTGAGAAGCATGCGGACGATTTCTGGAATGGCGTCGAGGCGGCGACAGAGGACGTGCTTAACGATAACGGTTTTGAACTTAGCCCATATTAAAAATGAGGTTTTCTATATTTGCCAATGGGGCGCTATATGAATCTGATTTTGTTAATGCCGGGGAAGCTATCGACCGAGCTCAAGAGCTAAGCAAAGATTATGAGTTTCTTACCGTAGTGAATAATGAGACCCGAAGAATTTACTGGGTCTCTGATTTTCACGTGCAAACTTATTTGGTGAAAGAAAAGGATTTCGTTTAAGCCTTGTTTTTACGGGTTGGCACGCTGGCGGCTGCAGTTAGCATGCCAAAACTTTTTTAAAAAAACCCCTTGACAGATCGCCTTTTGTGTGGTATACTATGGTATGAAAGATAAGAAAAACACTTACAACGTGGAGTTCACAACAGCATTTGTTGGTTCTCGTTATGTCAACATCGTCCTTGAAGCAAAGGACGAAAAACAAGCTGAATGGGTTGCTCGCAACCTTTGCCGTTTCGGTTATATTAGCAACACCACTAAAACCGATGAGGTTGCTGCTTTTACTGAAGAAACTCACGCTTTTGCTTACGACAAAGATTATGAAGTTTATTCATAAAAAAGTTTAAGAAATCGCTTGACAGATCGCCTTTTATGTGCTATATTATACCTAATGAAAGTCAAAGAACAAAACACAGTAGCCACCACCACAGAGATGAACCTTGCTGCTGCCAAGTGTGCGGAAGGTTTTCAAAAGGCTTGTTTACTTTTTAGGATGTTAGAACACGCTAACAACAGAGGCACGGGAGAGCATCAGTATGACATTCTAGAAAAACACTTTAATGAGAAAGAAAGTCTTTACTAGGACAGCGGATGTCCCACCCTGTATGCTATACTAAACACAGTTAAATGATTATGAAAGAACTAACAGTAGAACAAGAAGCCCAACTCTTACTAAACCAAGAGGTCGAGGTATTAAGCACGCGCATCTCTTTCTTTTACAAGAAGCGTGGAATCGTTGAGGCTATCATGGCAGATGGTCGCACGTTAGACATTAAGATGTCTGATGGCAAGAACGTCTTTCTTGATGTCACCTTTGTGGGTGAGATTCAAGAGCGTACACAGTTCGCCAAGACAGAGCAAAGCCTTGGCCCTGATGCTAACAGTGTCCTACCACACAACAGGCTTTAGTATGGAATTATTCCCTTTAGTTATTGTTATGGCGTGCATGTGTAGCGTGTGCATCATAATGGACTGGTAAAAGGATCTCATTTAAGCCTTGTATTACAGGGCTGGCACGCTGGCTGCAGCCGCCGCCGTGCCAAGTGCATTGTGAATAACTTTCTTTAGAAAACCCCTTGACAGATGCCCCTTTGTGTGTTATATTCTTACCAATGAACAACGAAAAGAAACCTACTTACACCCTCTGGAACGGCAGCCACATGGTCGCCACCTACCCCCACACCCGCCAAGGCATGGACGCTGCTATGGAGAAGGCCCACGGCTTATATGTGGGTGGCTATGGTACGCTCACCCTATATTCTAGCAGGGACGACCTAGTGTGGAAGTCTACCTCATGGGAGGATGACGTAGAGGATACCATGACTGACGTGGAGGCTGATGCTGATGCCCTTGCCTCTGCTGGGTATGGTACTGATGAGGATTATGGGTACTATGGTGAATAACTTTACCCTTGACAATTAACCTTTTATGAGCTATATTACTCTTATGAATGACAACCTAATGGACATGATTCGGGTATCCTGCGACGAGTGTGTGTGTGATGACGACATCGCTCGCATGGAGTATGAGCGTGGTGAGCGTGAGCGTGAGGAGCGGGAGCGTCAAGAGCATTGGGACGCCTTAGAGGCACAGCATGGCCCATTGCACTTTCGTAATGGACGCTTTGAGTATGCCGAGTATGAGGGCATGGCTTGGAAGGATTAAACAACAAGGGCTTGCGTGGTAGCCTATGATATCACGCCCTTACTATATCATTATGATTGAATTAGGTATGGAGGTTATGAACCTCAACGGCTACCTCGGTGTGGTCGCTGGTTCTCCCCGCAACGGCAAGTGGCTTGTTATCGATGGTAACAAGATCCGCCGTGTGCGTGAGGAGGACATGAGGGAGTATGACCATGAGTACGCGCGTGAGGTGTGCGGCCCATGGGATCACACCCCCTCATCCCTCGAACCCCAAGACTAGGGGCAAGCGGCGAAAGCCGCCCTTTAAAGGATCGCGTTTCACCCCACAAAAACAGGGGTGGCACGCGGGCTGCAGCCGCCCCGATGCCAAGTGTCAAGGGGATTTTTTTTCAACTTTCTTTTCGGTAGGACTACGGATGTCCCACCCTATGTGCTATATTATACGTATGTTAAACAAGATAGAAAGCATATTCACAGTAACATTCACCAACGACAGCACCGTGTTCATTAAGGCAAGGGATAGGGGACACGCGCGCCGCATCGTGGAGCGGAACGGTAGCACGTGGACACGCGCTGATGAGAGCGTTGAAATGGTGATTAAAAAAATTGAAAGAAGTTGCTAGGTAGGACTACAGATGTCCCACCCCCTATGCTATAATGTACGCATGAAGATTATGAAAGATAACACTAACAAAGCAAACAACCTCATCATTGGGGCTATCTACATCAACGCCAACACTGGCACACCTTGCCGCTTGGTGAACATCGTATCCTGCCAAGGCGTTTGGCTTGAAGCCTTCGACGGTTCAGGTTATGGTGAACTGGTTAGCTTCGAGGATTGCCATTACGCAAGCCAAGACGAGGTTGACGATTACCTTGAGGACTTGCGAGTCTACACCGCAAGCGAGAAAGCTCCGTCTCACAAAGAGATGCCAGCGCAACGCGTTAAGAACTACGACACGTATTGGAACGTGCAAGGTTACTACGAGGACAGCTACGGCAACGACATCCGTTGCCGAGACTAGTTCGGGATGCCCGTGGTGCAGGAGAGCACCTTAAACATCGAGGGCAACCCCCCTATTTACTCGAAACATTTTCACTATTATTGACTTTTTTAGGCGGTGGGGGGTACAAATAAGTCTGCCCGAGAAAATTTGAAAATCTTTTTCATATAAAAAAATCGGCCCGGGGTATTAGTTAAAATAGATCTTTGTGATATATAGCTTACTACATATACAAATAAGAGGGTAAAATGCAGGGCGCAAATATAAAAAAACTTTAATATATTTTGCCGCTGATATTCTGTTTGTTTTTCTGCGTAAAAGTTCGAAAAAACACAAAAAAATACAATAATAGTTAATGGACCTTCAGTTAGATAGGTTTGGAGCTAAAGTAAATAATACTTGTAGGCTTTCTGGCGCGGCACATACTTACTTAAATAATGTTCTTTGTGTTAATCTTGATGTAGCGACAGACAGGCTAGCGAAGCTAGAAGATGAATTAAGGCTTCAATGGGTAAATTGGTATAGATTACAAGCTTTTGATACTCATCAAGACGACGCACCTCATGGCGAACCCGGAAGTAATGTATGGGATCAGCCCGGACATGTCGGCGTAGCACGGTCTCATAGAGAATGCATTAGGTATGCTAAACACTTTGAATGGCCGCATGTTACAATTTTTGAAGATGATGTAAAATTTAATGGTGACTTACAAGAACAATTTGCAAAATATATAGATTATGTACCTGCTGATTGGGATTTTTTGTTTTTAGGTGGAATTCGACACCTCGCGGCTCCAATTTATGTGAATGAACATGTAGTTAAAACCACTCAAACCTTTGGAATGATTGCTTATATTATTAATCATACTCTATTTGATGAATTAATCTATCGTTGGAGCGATGAAGGCATAACAACTGCTACTGGTGAAAAAAGTTCTACAGAAATTTCTATGCACCCAATACAAAGAGAAAAGAATTTTTATGCTATGTATCCTTCTTTAGTATGGCAAGACAGATTTAATTATTCTTATATAGCTCGTAGCAGCGAATTAGGAGATATAACAGATAACATTGGTAATTTTATAAAACAAGACGAATCCGGCGCACTAATTAAATAAGTTTTTTTGCATTTCTAGTGTGTAAATAGCGATATGCCTGAAAAGAAAAATTCAAGAAGGGTAAAAAAAACACAAGTAGCAAAAAACGTAAAGATAAGAGGGGGCAAGGACGTTGCTCCTGATTTGAAAGAGGCAAACGAACAGGCCCCTTACGTTGTCCCTAACCCGATTAAAAAAGCCATCAAACTAAATCAATTCCCTTGGACTGATAAGCAAAAGGAATTCTTTAGAATAGCTTTACATCCCTCAACTAATATTGTTTTTGTTTCTGGTCCCGCTGGAACATCTAAAACTTTGTTAGCAGTTTATTGTGCTTTACAGTTATTGAATATGAAATCTATTGAAGAGATAATGTATTTAAGATCAGCAGTAGAAAGCAGCGCGCAATCTCTCGGCTTCCTACCCGGGAGCGCAGATGAGAAATTAAAATTTTATAATTTACCTTTTCTAGATAAGCTCGAAGAGCTTTTACTAGAGACAAAAGCAGAAAAATTAGAGCTCGAGCACCGAATCTCCATGTTCCCAGTCAATTTCGCTCGCGGAATGAACTGGAAAGATAAGTGCGTGATTCTGGACGAAGCCCAAAACTCTACTATTAAAGAAATTACTACGGTTTTGACCCGGCTGGGGAAAAACAGTAGATGCTTTATTTTAGCAGATCCTATGCAAACTGATTTAAAAAACGACAGCATGTTTGGTGGATTTGAATCTTTGAAAAAAGTGTTTTCAGACGAAGAAAGTTTACAATTTGGAATTTATACATTTGAATTTTCAGAAGAAGATATTATGAGGTCAGAGCTTGTGAAATTTATAATCAAAAAACTTAAAACCTTGGAGGATAAGTAATGAGTGAAGAAAAGAAATCTGAAAAAGAATTAGCGGCGTCTTTAGCTAAAACCGAAGCCGAAACCCAGCAAGTCCTTGCTGAAATCGAAAAAACCCAAGCCGAGACAAGAAGGATCGAGGCCGAAGCGCAGAAGGCTCAATTAGCCGCTCGAGAAGATTACGAAAAAAGGATGAAGAAGGAATGCACCGACGAAGAGAATCATTTATATAGATTTTCTGGAGAAGTTTCTAAATCTTCTGTCACGGCATGCATGAGAAAACTTACCGAGTGGTCTAGGATGAAGCCTAAATGTGATATGGAAATTATTTTTTCATCACCGGGAGGAGAAATCATATCTGGGTTTGAATTATTTGATTTCATACAAGACCTGCGGCACAAGGGTCATAAAATAACCACTGGATCTTTAGGGTATGCAGCCTCTATGGCGGGCATACTGCTCCAAGCTGGAGATGTTAGGTGGATTGGTGGCCAAAGCTGGTTAATGATTCACAGGGCGGCATTCGGGGCCTATGGAAAAACGTTTGAAATTGAAGACGAGGTAGAATTCGTCAAAAGAATAGAAGAACGTATTTTGGATATTTTTACCACCCGATCTAAGTTAACCAAAAGAAAAATCAAAAGAAATTGGGATAGAAAAGATTGGTGGATCAGTGCGGACGAATCTCTAGAATTGATGCTCGTCGATGAGATAAGAGCCAAGATGCCTGAGATGGAAAATAAATAAAAAAAAAAAATATGTACAGACATGAAGCTAGTTTGTATAATGAATTGATGGACGACACAAATTTTCACGAATCAAAGAGGTTTGCCTCGGAAGAAGAGCAAAAAACTGTATTAGTAGATATTGACGAAACAGTTTGCTTCTATAGCGGTAAAAGAACATATGACTTAGCCGAGCCCCATCTAGATAATATAGCTAAGATTAACAAGCTATATGATGAAGGCTGGGAGGTTATTTATTGGACTGCTCGTGGAGGTTCTGACAAATCCATTAAGGCTGGGAGATGTTACTACGATTTTACTTGGAAACAATTAGAATCGTGGGGATGTAAATTCCACGATCTTTCTACGGGTTCGAAAGGTAAATATATTAAACCTGCTTGTGATTTAGTTATTGATGATAAATCAAAAAGAATAGAGGAGATATAAAAGATGTGTATAAAGAAGTATGGAAAAGGAGTGGTTAATGAAAAAACATATCGAACGAATCCAAGCAGATATTGATGGTCGTGATGACGACAGTATTTGGGACCAAGAACTCAACAAGATAGATCGCAAGAATATTTGCTCGCTCCACGAGGCGCGTGTCCCCTTATATAGTGATCATGGGCCCGCTTTACCAGAAATAGAAATGAACGAATTCTCAGACTTAAAGGATGGAAAATGCCCTCACTGTAAATGTTTACCTTGTATTTGTGGTTCTTAGGGTGTAAGGTATATCGTATGAAAAAATTTATTATACTTTGTAGTGCACTATTTGTAATCGGTTGTAACTGGGGAAATTCCGGATGTTGTGACTGTGTCTGTGGCGCAGATTGCTGTTCATCCGACAAATGCCCCGTAGCCGATTGCAATTGCATGTGCAATAAATAATCGTCATGGGTACTTGGAGTTCAGGGCTAGGCAAGTTTCGGAAGAAAGATCCCGAGCACGGGTGGTTATGGAAAAAAATTCGTAATTGGTGGTGCAACGTCGGCCTATGTAATATGGAGTCCTGCTCTAATGATATCCACAAAAAGTCAGATATCCCCAGCGATTGTGGGGATCCTGATTGTGTCTGCAAATGTGGTAAAAAGAAATAGGGTTACCTCTTTACAGATATCCCTTTCAAGGATTGTCCTGCTGCGATGGGTGTTTTATAAAATTTATAACCCCAATATTCCCTGAGTCCTTCAACGACAAGAGCAAAGCCGCTGTCGCTTGGAAGAAACATTTTAGCCCTGCAAGCAAAAACGAAATCTTCGTCCGGGCTAAATCCAGACCTGATATCAATATTGTACCCAGATGCTTCAAAAAAGCTTTTTACAATACTTACATACTCCTCACTCTCCGAGTTTTTGCCGCATTCTTTAAGTTCCTCTATCTTTTCGCGCTCAGCCTTGTAGATATGTTCAGAGCTCCCCGTCATCAAAATTATTTTAGATATGTTTAATTTTTCCAAAGGCAGGCTCTCGTAAAAAAAAAGAGTCATCGTTTTCGAGGGGTAGCGCTGCGTATCTATCCGGCCGCGACATGATTCATTCCAGTGAACCCCACTGAGAATTTGTTTCGCAGACACATCAGAGTTATCGATGATATCACCTATCCTAAGGTGGATAACTAGCTCGTCATCTTTTGGTTTTGAAATCTCTGGAAATTCGTTTATTATTTCAGTTAAACTTTCGAAGTTTATTCCATTTTTGGGAGGAATGGCTGGCCCTTCCAACCAACCTGATTCAGAAAGTTCCCCTTCTTTTTTTAAATACTTGCAGGCGATCGAGTCTGGCCAAGTTTTGCAGAGAAATACACCGCCGTATTCAGGGCATGCCCTTATATTCTGGAAGCGAATTATATCGCCCAATCTATAGCCCTTGGGCCTGTTCTCGTCTCGCGACCAAGGGGGGACTGCAGAGCCTTCATTCATGAGTGCCGTTCTCTTGTTCCCTGCACCAATCTAAATATCTCTCCCAACCATCTTGCTCTAAGCACCAGTATTCAATATCTTGTTTTTCAGCTTCTTCTTGGGTCATCTTTCAAGCTTTCTTTTTCCATTAGAAATTTGTAAACATCATAAGCGTCTTTATTAATTTTTTGAGCTTGATCTGAAATTGAAGAATCTTTGTGATAACAAAGACCGACGCTATTTGCTCCTATGCTATGAAGTAAATCCATTGCCTGCTTTGTATTTGAAATTTTCATAAGGCCCTTCCTCCTTATGCGAAATTACACTCATTTACCCCTGTAAAGAGTTTTTCTTTTAGACTCCGTCTTTCTCCAACCGCATTCTGTATAAAGAAATTTACTTACAGCATTGCCAAATTTATTTACTTGATTTTCTGTTGCCTCCCAAAAGAAGGCGTGAGCAAATTCATGAATAATAGTATTTAATTCATTTCTCTTCGTTAAATATGGATTTATATGAATTTTGGGTTTTTCCTCCGAAGGGTCTGTGCAGAACCCGTCTGCGTCACCAAAATGCTTTTTATCTGGTTTTCTAAAAAGCACCTCATACTGAACCCCCTCTGCATTCGAAAAGGTAAAATATCTAGTTTTGCCAGCCTTTTTTTTTGTGGTCTTTTTCGAGCTAGCTTTCTTTGGCATATATATAATTACATCTATAGTCGGTTGTTTTCCATAAAATTTTGTAGATTTTTGGTTTTTTTACTGTATAATTCTAAGTATGAAACTTTATTGTACAAAATGTGGGGGTCCGACGGTATATACGTCTGAAAAGCCAAAATTTTGTTCCGGCTGTGGGACTCCTTTTGGTAGTGCGATTGCGACGCGAGCGCGAAAGAAGCCTGTCAAGAAGTCTTTGCCGGAGCCTGATGAATACGAAGAAGACGATTTAGAGGAGGACGCAGAGTTCGTTATGGATAATTTAGAAAGTTTAGAAGTAGAAATTGACACCTTCCAAGAGAGGGGTGTTAAATTCGGAGAAGCCTTAGGCGCACACTCAGGTCAGAACGTAGGAGAATTAAATAGGGAAGCCGACCCCTTATCGATAGCCTCGGAAGAAGAATTCGTAAAACAGTTTAAAAAGGAAGCAGGTACGATAAATAAACCCGAACGACCCAAAAAGAAGAAGAATCAAAGAAACAGAAACAACGGTAAGTCTAAAACTTAGTTTAGATAATGCCAAGAAAAAAGAAATTAAAATTTGAAGATTGCATAGACCAGATAAACACAGAGATAGCAAAAAGGAGAAACAAATGGAATTTGACAGCTTTAAGTTGGATGGATTTTCAAGATGTTTCTCAAATATTACGTATACATATCCATAAGAAGTGGGATATGTACGACCAAAGCAAACCTCTTGGCCCTTGGGTTAATAGGATAATATCTAATCAGATCAAAAATTTGATAAGAAACAATTATGGTAATTTTGCCAGACCTTGTTTAAAGTGTGCGGCGGCGGAAGGAATCAATCTGTGCTCTATCTACGGAAAGCAGGATAATAGTTGTCCCTTATATAAGCATTGGTTTTTAAATAAAAAAAATGCTCATGACGCTAAATTACCTTTACCCTTAGAGAACCATACTCAAGAAGTACATAACCAACCTAATGACTATTTAGACATAGAGCACGCCGCAAAAAAACTACATAAGGCTGTGGCAAAAATTTTAAAGCCCGTAGAGCTTACGGTGTATAAGTATCTTTATGTTGAAAATTTAGATGAAGAAGCTGTAGCTAAAAAAATGGGATATAAAACAAGCGAAAAAAATCGAAGCCCGGGATATAAACAGATCAAGAATATAAAGAAAAGTATTATTAATAAAGTTAAAAAACTTCTTGAAAAAGGTGACGTAGATATCTTTCATGAATGATATAAAGCTAACAGATGAGCAAAAGGAAAAAATTCTTGAAGAGTGGAATAGTAGGCCAGACAACCCACCTTCTTTGTTGGAATTGATTAGGGTCGCTTACCCTGATTCAGAATTCGACGGAAGAAGTAAGCAGGGAAGAACGGTGAAAGAATTTTTGGCTACTAGAAAACTTAAAGCTAGGGCTGCTCACGAATACCAACACAAAAGCAAAATAGAGCTTACAAGCGAGCACGAAGAGTTTATCAGGAATAACGCTGCCCTCATGACGGCAAATGAAATTGCTAGGGTTATTTTTGCTAACCCAGAATTAATGCCCTTAAGCCAAGAGACTAGAACTGTTATAGATTACATAGGCACGCTAGAAAACATCACACCTTTCGAAACCCCCGAGGGTAGAGAGATTGTGGAAGAATACGTCCCGCCCAAGACTCAACACGCCGCAATTCTCAAAGTTAATAAGTACGTCTTGGACGGTATAGATAAAAACAAAATAACTTCGAAAGACAAAAGTAGTGTTTCTGCATTAATTAGGTATCTTCATACTTATAGATTTTTGCATCAGATAAATACTTACGACCACGAGGGAAATCGGGAGTTGTTTGAGTCGAGTTTCGTAAGATATACCTGCGATAAACCAGACTTAACCCAAGAAGAGGTAGATCAATATATAGTGTTGTCTCAAGAAGTCGTTATCGCTTCATCGATTCAAACAAGAGTTAGTAGGCTTTCGGGCTTGCTAGACGGAGTAGCTGAAGATACAGAGGGTAGACGTATATCTATGTCTTTGGTTGATGCAATCAATACAGCGCAAACGGAATATAACCAATGCGTAAATAGACAGCAGAAGCTTTTAGAAAGCCTTAAAGAAAAAAGAAGCGATAGGCTCAAGAAACAAATCAAAGAAAATGCCAGCATTCTCAATCTAGTTCAACTGTGGAAGGAGGAAGACAATAGAAAAAAATTGGTCAAGCTCGCGGAACTGAGAAAGAAAACCGTTAAAGATGAAATCGAAAAACTTTCCACTATAGATGAAGTTAAAGCTAGAATAATGGGCATTACCGAGGGAGAAGTATCTGATGGTTAGGTGTGTTATATGTGAGAAAGAATTCGACAGCGATAGGAGTTTACACGCCCACTTAAAAGCTCACAAACTCCGAATGGCAGAGTATTACCAGACCTATCTCCCTAGGACAGACAAGCACGACGGAAAAATAATAAAATTTAAAAATAAAGAGCACTATTTAAGCGCTGATTTCAATAATAAAAGAAATTTAAAATCATGGCTAGATAAAGCTCCAGAAAAGGAGGCTAAAGAATATTGCATTAGGCTTCTCAAGAATAGGAAGCAAAAGAAACAATTAGTATATACCCCCTGTCAGGTAGAGCTACGCTCCATAATGAGCCCACCGATTCAACACTATAATCAATTGTTTTCTAATTACTATGAGCTTTGCGAGAATCTAGGGTTTAAGAATAAGTATTGTAATATAAGCGAAATTATTTCTGGCACCGAATATGACGACAATTATAAGATATACATAGATACTAGAGAGCAGAAGCCCCTGAGGTTTAAGAGGCCCGTAGAAATTAAAAAATTAGACTTTGGGGATTACGCTTTTAGCGATAGTGAGGCAACCTGTAATTGCAATATAGAAAGAAAATCTTTGCCGGATTTCATAGGAACCTTAAGCGGTGGGTACGAAAGGTTTATAAGAGAGATCGAGAGATGCGGTGAGGAAAATGGAAATATGGTTATCTTAGTTGAGTCTAAATTTTCCAATGCATTGTATTTTAATAAACTGATGAAAGCTGGAACAAGAAACAGAGTCTACTCGAAAGTCAGGGTTACTCCTGATTATATTTTTCACAGAGTTAGGGCTCTTTCTCAGGCCTATCCTTTTGTTCAGTTTTTGTTTGTAGAAGGTAGGAAAGAGGCTACGAGAATCATAGATAAAATTTTTACAACAGGATGCGCCCACAAGAGGGCTGATTTGCAATTGCTTTATGATTTAGGAAAATTTTAATGTGGCACGCTCCAGAAAAATATGAGAGAAATTTAGACTCTGTAAACGAGGAGATTCTAAAGCTTAAGGGGAGCCTCTCTGATAGGGAGGCTAAAATAAGCTTGGCTAAATTCCTGAGAGCTAATCTAGGGATAACAGTGGAGTTGTTGTCCGGCATTAAACTCGCGCCTTTTCAAGAGATCACCCTGAAAGGTATGATGAATAGAAACTTCTCAATGTGCGTATGGGGTCGTGGTTGTGGTAAGACTTTTATTGCTTCGGTCTTTTGTTTCCTTCAATGCATATTTGAGCCGGGCACGAAGATATTAGTTGCAGGGCCCACGTTTCGTACTGCTCGTTTTATTTTTAATAATCTAGAGAAGATGGTCGAATCTAAAGGGGCCGAATTGCTCGGCCAAGCTTTCGGTTTAAAATCGAAACGGAACGATCAATATGAATGGCAAATTAACGGGGGGACAATCACAGCGATCCCACTCAACGGAGAAAAAATTCGTGGTTTCCGTGCGAACGTGCTCGTCCTCGACGAGTACCTTCTTTTGCCCGAGGATTTGATACAGACGGTTTTAATGCCCTTTCTGGTGGCACCACAAGACATGAAAGAAAGAATCGAAATAAGGGAAATAGAGGACAAATTAATACAAGAGGGGTCAATGAAAGAAGAGGACAGAATGGTCTTCTCAAACGACTCTAAAATGGTAGCCTTATCTTCTGCTTCTTATACTTTCGAAAACCTATATAAAACATACAAAGAATGGACGGGAAAAATTTACGAGGAAGAGCTTGGTTCAGCAAAATATTTCATATCTCAGATGGGTTACGAATCTTTACCTGATCATATGATAGATCATACGATTATTGAGGAAGCCCAAGAGGGTGGACAAAGTTATTCTTCATTTAGGCGCGAGTATTGTGCGGAGTTCACTGACGGAAGCGACTCTTACTTTAGCGCGAGAAAGATGCATGAATGTACAATTCCAGATGGGGAGTCTCCTACTACCAAAATTAATGGGGACAAAGAGAAAAAATATATAATCGGAATTGACCCGAGTTTTTCTAATAGTCCAAGTTCTGACTTTTTTGCTATTTCGGTTATTGAATTAAATGACGAAACCAAACAGGGCACGCTTGTTCACTCCTATGCTCTGGCGGGCGGAGACCTGAAAGACCATATTAAATATTTTTCTTACGTGAATAAGAGCTTTAACATCGAAATGGTGGTAATTGATAATGCTGGTTTTCAATTTATAGATAGCTGTAATGAGTCACCCTTATTCGGCGACAAAATGACCTTCATAGACTTCGATAGCGACAAGGAGGGTGAAGACTATGATAAGGAGTTAAAACTCGCCAGAAGGCAATATAACAAGCAAAGCGGGGCTATTGTATACAAGCAGGTATTCTCTAGTAATTGGATAAGAAAAGCTAACGAGCATTTACAGGCCTGTATCGATCATAAGCAAATCTGGTTTGCTTCTAGAGCATCCGCGCATAAAGATGCCATCAATAGAATAGTAAACCAACGACTTCATTTGAAACTGCCCGCAGGGGACACGGTGCTCGATCTAGTAGAGGAGCAAGATAATCTAATACATCAAACAAAGAAGCAATGCGCCCTCATCGAGGTGAAAAGCACCGCCCGGGGAACTCAGACCTTCGACCTACCGCTTCACCTGAAAAGGAGTACCTCCTCCTCTAGAGCAAGAAGGGATAATTATACCGCTTTATTACTTGGAAATTGGGCGGTAAAGTGCTATTATGATATGATGGACGTAAAACTAGAGTCCGCAGAGACTTTTACGCCCAGACTTATCTAATTAATGTGTAATTTTATGAAATTCTGTGATGAAAGGTAAAGGGAAAACTAAGGTAGATTTGGAAGCTGCTCAGGAGGCTACGGGAGAAGGCACTACTCCATTAATGGCTGGTGGGCATGAAACTCAGGCTAGCAGCGGCGGTACTCGCACTAGGAGAAATCTCTCTTCTTCTATCACTAGGACTGATAAATATAAGAATATTGATGATGGTTTAGTCCCCTTCAAATATACCAAAGGGGTTTCGAATAATTCGAATCTCGACGTAAGAGACGCAGTAATCCTGTGTCAAAAGGCTTATTATAATTTCGCTGTATTTAGAAATACTGTAGACTTAATGACAGAGTTCTCTGTTTGTGAAATTTTTCTTCGAGGCGGGAACAAAAAGTCTAGGGAATTTTTTAAAGCGTATTTTAAAAAAATTAAACTTTGGAATTTGCAAGATAGATTTTTTAGAGAGTATTATCGCAGCGGTAACGTTTTTATTTATAGATTTGATGCAGAGTTACAAAAGCAGGACGCGTTTAAAATTACTCAAACTTTCGGAGCAGGCTTGAAAGACAAAATAAATCTGCCTATAAGATATGTAGTGCTTAATCCAGCAGACATACAAATTGGCGGAACACTTTCTTTCGTTGATGGAAAGTATTACAAGCTGGTTACAGATTATGAACTGCATAGGCTTAGAAACCCCGAAACCGAAGAAGACCATCAAGTAATAGAAACCCTTGATGAAAAATCTAAGGAGAACTTAAAGAAGAGGGGAAACAACTCTGTACTTATACCTCTCCCTTCCGATAAAATTTCAGCGACCTTCTACAAGAAGCAGGACTACGAGCCTTTCGCCGTGCCTATGGGTTACCCAGTCTTGGCAGACATAAATTGGAAAGCTGAGTTAAAGAAAATGGACATGGCTATTACAAGAACTATGCAGCAAGCGATTCTTTTAGTGACTATGGGGGATACCCCAGACCGAGGCGGGGTAAATCAAAAAAATCTTGCAGCAATGCAAACCCTTTTCGAAAATCAATCTGTGGGTAGAGTATTAATTGCAGATTATACAACTAAAGCTCAATTTATTATTCCAGATATTGCTAATCTTCTTGATCCGAAGAAATACGCAATGGTAGATAAAGATATTCAAATTGGCCTTAATAATGTTCTCTTGGGCACGGGCGAGAAATTTGCAAACCAATCTGCTCAGATAGATGTTTTTCTATCTAGATTAAAACAGGGGCGTTCGTCTTTTCTAAATGATTTTCTTATACCAGAAATTAAAAGGGTTTCTAAAATCTTAGGTTTCAAAAGTTATCCTACTCCAGAATTTGATAAACTTCATCATGGTGACGAAAGTTTAATATCTAGAGTCTATACTAGGCTAATTGAGATAGGCGTACTAACCCCAGAGGAAGGTATAAGAGCTATTGAAGACGGCAGGCTTCCTACTTCGCAGGAATCTGAGGAGTCTCAAGAAAAATATAAAAAATTAAGAGACAAGGGGCTTTATGAGCCTATCACTGGTGGGCCAGAGACTCAAAGAGAGCTTGCAGATAAACAGGGGGAGGTGCAAAAAGAATTATTAGAAATGAAACCAATGCCCGCGCCCTCACCCAATAAAAAACCCGCCGGGCAACCGGGTAGTGGAACCAACAAGGGTGTTCCTCAAAAGGATAGGGTTAAAACCCCAATCGGAGAAAAAAAGGTAAAGGTCGCAGCCAGAGAAGGTTATAGCTTGTCCAAGGTAACGGAGAACTTAACCTTGGCTAGCAAACTAAATAAAGATGTTGAAGTAGAGCTTCGCAAAGCCCATGACATAAAGAGGCTTAGCAAGCAGCAGAAAGAAGTTGCGGAAAATATTACAGAACTAATCATAGCTAATGAAGACCCCAAGGACTGGAATAACAAGAAGGCCAAAAGCTATGTTAAAAAACCCGTAGATAAAAATCCCGATAGAGTCAAAGGGGTTGAAGAAATTGCTGCCGAACATCAAATCGATCCTTATCTTGCAAGTATATTATATGCTAGTAAAAAAGATTAAGGATGAAAGATGTCGGACAGAAATAGAATAATCTACAACATTCAAGATGTTTTCTTCGGCCATTCGGCGGGAGAGGTTCACGAGATTGCTGGCTATCAAATCCTAAAAAGAATAAATAGGATTCAAAGTTTTGATTATGACATTTCTGCTTCTAGAGAAGATGTTTCCGTAATAGGCCGTAACCAAAATATTTCTAGACCGGCTATTCAACCTCCGGAAGTAAATATAAATTTTTCTTATATTCTAGACGGAGTTAATAATGAAAACAGGATGGGACTCAGCGTTCATAACGACTTTACAGTACATGATCACAACATACCCGCTCACTTACCCTTGGTTTCTGGGTTTTATGATCACTCAAGAAACTCTGACAGAAGAAATGTTTATCTCATTGTAGATAAGGCAAATAACGACACGCATGGGCATCATGATGGGTATCCAAATTATTTATTAAACACAGATAACATTCATAACCTGTGGGACCCCGAGGCTAGCGGCTATGGCGTGTTAGCTTTTCAAAATTGTTATTTATCAAGCTACTCCGTAGATGTTTCAGTGGGTAATTTGCCCGAGGCTTCTGTCGGCATGATTGCAGATAATGTAAACTTTTATTCTTCGGGAAGCGGCATTAAGGTTCCAAGTATAAACGAGGTAGACGGAGCGGTACAATACAGTGATGACGAGATAGTTATACCCAAGCACTTTAAAGAAGATGATCCAAACTTATCTACTTCTTTAGTTTCGTTCGAACCCGGAAATATTACAGCTTCTATAACAAAAGAAACTGAAGATGGAATACTTTTTCATACGGACGTACTCAAGGGGTGCAGCGTAAAAATAAATTTAAACAGAGAAAACGTTTCCTATATAGGTAATAAAGTATACGCCGATAGACCTATCGTACCCCCTTCTACCGTAAATATGAATCTTGACTTCACGGTGAAGGAAACTTTAAGCGGTAGCTTTTTAGACGATTTAAATAGAGATGAAGATTACAATGTAAGGGTAAGTTTTAAAACGAAAGATGGCTTGGAGGGTTTGGGTTATACTCTGGCTTACGCTAAAATTGATGATGTAAGCTATAGTTCTCAAATTGGATCAGAGAAAACAGCAAGTCTTTCCCTGACTAGCGATATAGATATAGATAGTATCAAGCGAGGCTTATTTATAAGCGGGCAACTAGTTTCTGTCACGGCCCAGCTTTATGAGAAGGGGGATTCAGTT